AATTACACGATCACGACCAGCTACAATGCCATGACTGCCGGGCCGATTACGATCAATTCTGGGGCTGTGGTGACTGTTCCGTCCGGCAGCTACTGGACTATCGTTTAATTTTAGCAGCGAAGGGGGATCGCTATGGAGAAGAAGTTGAAAATATGCGTCTACGCCATCAGCAAGAACGAGGCGCATTTTGTGCAGCGTTTCTGCGAGTCCGCGCAAGATGCGGATCTCATTATGATTGCGGACACTGGTTCAGACGATGGTCTTCCTGAAGGGGCGGCAAAGTATGGAGCGATTGTTCATCATATTTGCATCACTCCTTGGCGTTTTGATCTCGCTCGCAATGCTGCTCTTTCCCTTGTTCCTCGCGATATTGACGTATGCATCAGCCTAGACATAGACGAGATTTTACAACCGGGATGGCGCGAGGAGATAGAGCGTGTCTGGATCAAGGGAGAGACCACCCGCCTCCGTTACATGTTCGATTGGGGCTGCGGAATCAGCTTCTACTACGAGAAGATCCACGCAAGACATGGCTATCACTGGCACCATCCCTGCCACGAATATCCTGTACCTGACGGACGCATTGAAGAAGTTTGGGCGCAGACCGACTTCCTTATCGCCGTCCACAAGCCGGACCCGACCAAAAGCCGGGGCCAGTACATGGATCTATTGGAGCTTTCTGTAAAGGAAGACCCTGATTGCCCGCGCAATGCCTTCTACTACGCCCGCGAACTGAGCTTCCATAGCCGTTGGTGGGAATCAATTGAGGCTTGTAAGAACTACCTAAAGCTTCCCCGCGCCACATGGCAGAATGAGCGTTGCTACGCTTATCGCGTTATGGGCCGCTGCTACAATGAAGTTGGCTTGCCCCAAGAGGCAGAGCAAGCCTTTCACTCCGCTGCCGGTGAAGCTCCTAATACCCGCGAACCTTGGTGCGAATTGGCACTTTTGTGTTACCGTCAGAGCCGTTGGGAAGAGTGCTTCGCCTACGCCATGCGGGCGCTGCGCATCACCAACCGCGAGGCCGTCTACACCTGCGACCCCGCCGTGTGGGGCTATCAGGCCCACGATCTTGCCGCCGTCGCCGCGTGGAACCTTGGCCTCAAAGACATTGCAGTTCAACAGGGTCAGATCGCGGTTGATTTGGAGCCCAGCGACGAACGGCTTCAAGCCAATCTTCGTTGGTACAAAGGCGAGCCAGAGCTTGAAAAGGAAGCGGCGTGATGGATTTGCAGTCGATTCTCAACATCATTGGTGGCGGCGCCATAGCCACTGGGGGCTGGTTCGCGCGCGAGATCTGGGGCGCGGTGAAGGAATTGCGCAGGGATTTGCATGAGCTTGAGATTGATTTACCCAAAAGCTATGTCAGCAAGAACGATTTAGATAAGCGTATGGAGCACATAGAAGCGATGTTTCAGCGCATCTACGACAAGATTGAGCGCGTTGAGGCACGGATCAACAGCGGAGAATCCAAATAATGGACACAGATTCCATCACCAAACCTGTCGCAGTTGTGACCGCAGTCATGGCGATGATTGGTGCTGGATATTCCCTTTACGACAAGATCAAGTTGCCGCCAAAGGACATTCTCAAGTGGGATGCAGAACATTTCAGCATTTCAAGTGGCCCGGCCTCTGGTCAGTTCAAGGTAGTCGTAGCTCGTCAAAAGATCCGCGACGACTGCACGGTTGAGGATTTTGCGCTTGAGGTGCGAGATTCTGACTACATGGTTCACAAGGCAAACCCGTCCGTCGCCAAGTTTTCTGGACCGGCCAGCCCCGTTGTAGACAAATTTGGCTACACCCTGACCATAGATAAGCCAGAAGCTGTCGCGCCGGGAAGCGCAAAGCTAATCGCTCGGATTATGTACAAGTGCCCAGAGGGCAATGTGGTCATTCCATATCCCGACCACAAAAATCTAACGTTCAACATACAGGGGCAATGACATGGATCTGCTTGCTAAATTTGGCCCCCTTCTTGGACAGGTGGCTCCTACCATCGCCACGGCGCTGGGGGGTCCGCTGGCTGGCGTTGCCGTCAAGACCCTGTCCAGCGCCCTTTTTGGGCATGAGGACGGCACAGAGGAGCAGATCTCCGAGGCAATGGCTGCGGCAACGCCTGACCAGCTTGCCGCCATCAAGAAGATTGACGCCGACTTCAAGGTGCAGATGAAGTCCCTCGACATTGACCTTGAGCGTATCGCCGCTGGTGATCGCGACAGCGCTCGGCAGATGCAGCGCGAGACGAAGGATTGGACCCCGAAGGCTCTGGCCTTCTTCATTACGTTTGGGTTCTTTGGGGCGCTGATCTGGATCATGGTGTTCGGCATCCCGCAGACGGGGACTGAAGTTCTGCTGATGATGCTTGGTTCACTCAGCACTTCATGGACCGGCGTTGTCCAGTTCTATTATGGGTCATCGGCTGGATCAAAAGCCAAGAATGATCTCCTTGCCGCAAAGGACAAGTGATATGCGCGAGAACTGGGACAAAAGCTTTGAAATGGTGCTGGCCCACGAGGGCGGCTACGTCAACGATCCCCGCGATCCGGGCGGACGCACCAATTTGGGCGTCACCCAGCGCGCTTGGGAAGCCTACTGGAACCGCAGTTCTTCAGATGAAGAGATGCGGAAATTGACGCCCAACATCGTCAAACCGTTTTACCGCGCCATGTACTGGGATAAAATCAGGGGCGATGACTTGCCCTCCGGCGTCGATTACGCCGCCTATGATCTTGCGGTAAATTCGGGCGTCGGGCGCGCCTCCAAGTACCTTCAGCAGATCGCCGGGGTGACGGCGGATGGCGTTATTGGGCCTAAGTCGCTGGAGGCGATCAAGGCTTGCGACCCTGAGCAGATGGTCGATGCCCTCTGTGACATGCGTCTCGACTTCCTGAAGCGCCTGCCTACGTTTGAGACGTTCGGCAAGGGTTGGAGCCGCAGGGTTGCCGAGGTCAAGGACAAAGCCTCTGGCATGGCGTAAACCGCCCGGCAATGTTATAGTGCCGGGAAAGCGGAGTTTCCTCGATGACTACCCCTATGAGTTACAACGGCTCAGTTTCTGGGACTACCAGCTACATCACCCAGATGGCGACGATGGCTGTTGTGGCTGAGACAGACCCCGCTTTTGTAACCATCTTGCCCCAAATGATCGTCTATGCCGAGTTGCGGATGTACCGCGATTTGGACTTTCTGTTCACTTCTGGCACAACGACAGCCTATAGCTTGACTGCTGGAAGCCGGACTTTAAACGTCCCCGCTGACACATTCCCGCTCGGGACGCTCGTTGTCCCCGAGCAGATAAACGTGCTTGTGGGGTCTACAAATCCCGACCTTGCCGAGCGTGTCCCGCTTCTTCCGACCACGAAGGAGTTTCTGGACGCCGTGTACGGTTCTGGCGCGGTTGCTAATCGTGGGGTTCCTCAATATTGGGTGCCGTTTGATGACTACACTTTCCTCGTAGGGCCATATCCTGACCAGAGTTACACGGTTGAGCTTGTTGGCACTTACCGTCCTGCCAGTCTGTCCGTGTCCAACCCAACAACTTTTATCAGCCTCAACTTGCCCGATATTATGATCATGGCGAGCATGGTTTACATTTCTGCTTACCAACGTAACTGGGGCCGTCAATCAGATGATCCTCAAATGGCAATTAGCTATGAGAGTCAATATCAAACGCTCCTGAAAGGCGCGATGGTTGAGGAGGCCCGAAAGAAAAGCGAAGCTGCCGCTTGGTCCTCGCAGTCTCCCTCAACATTTGCAACGCCAACAAGAGGTTAAAAAATGGGCCTCAAGGTTTGCAAAATCTGTAATGTTGAAAAGCCTTTTGAAGCGTTTTGCAAAAACCGCTCCAAAAAAGATGGGTTGCATTACAATTGCAAAGAATGCGATAGCGCAAAGTCGCGCTTATGGCACAAGCAAAATCCAGAAAAAACAAAAAAGAGAGCTGCGCTATACCGCGAGCGTAACCGTGAACGTGTGTTAGAAATGGACCGTGCAAGATATTATTTGGATAAAGAAAAAACGCTTATCCAAAGAAAAGATTATTATGCAGAAAACAAAGATTCCGTAATTAATCGTGTCACTAAATGGCGATCTTCTAACAAAGATAAGGCTAGGCTTTATCTGCGTACTCATTACGCAAAAAATAAACCTGAATATATGGCACGCTCCGCCAAGCGCCGCGCTGCCAAACTCAACGCTACTCCTCCTTGGCTGACTGCTATCCAGCAGGCTCAGATCCAAGAAATGTATGATGTTGCGCTTGCTTGCACGGTTCAGACCGGCATTCAGCATCATGTTGATCACATCCATCCTCTTCAAGGCGATGGGTTTACTGGCCTTCATGTGCCGTGGAATCTGCAAGTAATACCCGGCACAGAAAACTTGTCTAAGGGTTGTCGCTTGCCGCCTGAAGATGCTCACCTTGGATGGGGGAGCATTTAATGCCCCATCAATCGCTTAAATTACTCGCAGGCGTCGATCAAAACAAGACGCCCGCCCTCAACGAGGCCGCAATCTCAGAAAGCCAACTTGTGCGGTTCATCCCTGACCGGACTCTTGGTGGTCTGGTGCAGAAGCTTGGTGGCTGGACAAAGTTTTATGCCAACCGGATTGGCTCTACTGTCCGCGCTTTGTGGGCGTGGGAAGACACAAACTCCAATTCCTATTTGGCAGTTGGAGCAGAGGGCGCATCTCCCATAGTCGTCACTGGAGCCAGCGGCAACGGGGCTACTGCCACACTGACGTTTACGGGTCCGTTTTCTTTTGTCCTTGGCCGCGCCATCACAGTAAGTGGCGTAAATCCCAGCGGGTATAATGGCACCTACACGATCACCGCCACGACCTCTACAAGCGTTTCTTACGCCAGCGCCACAACGACTGCATACGTTTCTGGCGGAACAATCACTGGTGGTGGCGGCACTTTGGACATCATCACGTCCGGGGGAAATCAAGACATTACGCCTGAAAAACTGACGGTGAACACAACCGTTGACTTCAGCACAACACTTGGCAGCAATGCCGTCACGGTTGTTGATACTGGCCGCAATGCCAATGACTATTGGGTCGTTGATATACAGACGCAAATCAGTGTCGGTGGCCTTATTCTCTTCGGCCAATATCAAATCTATAATCCATCGTTGACTGCCAACCAGTACACAATCTATGCGACTGACGCACTTGGCGACCCACAATTGGCAACGGCAACTGTAGCCAATGGCGGCGCGGTTCCTTCTTTTTCAACTACGAACGGAAAAGCCTCGGTAACGGTTACGCTTAATAATCACGGGTATGCTGCCGGTGATTCTTTTCCCGTGCTTGTAGCTACAACTGTTGGCGGCATTACTTTTTACGGCAATTACACGATTGTCAGCATTACTAGCGCAAATGCCTTTGTCATTAATGGGACGATAGCTGCTGGCTCAACGGCGACTGGGTCCGAAAACGGCGGTCAGGTTCATTTTGTCTACTACAACGGCGTTGGCCCGCTGCCACAGGGTCTTGGCTACGGGATCAACGCATATGGCTACTACGGCTATGGCGGCGTTGTTTCTGGCGCGGGAGCCCGTGGCGTTCCCATCAATGCCACTGACTGGACTTTGGACAATTGGGGTTCTGTGCTTATTGCCAATCCCCTTGGTGGTCCCATTTACGCTTGGAATCCGTCAGTATCCAATGCTGTTGCTGGCGTCATTGTTAACGCTCCTCCGGTCAACCAAGGCGCGTTTGTCGCCATGCCGCAGCGTCAGATTGTGGCTTGGGGCTCAACATTTACTGGAATTGTTGATTCCATGTTGGTTCGCTGGTGCGACGTTGATAACTATGACCAGTGGATCGCGCAAATTACCAATCAGGCCGGCTCTTATCGCATCCCCAAGGGTTCGCGTATCGTTCAAGGCATTCAGGCGGGACAACAGGGCCTTTTGTGGACAGACCTTGGCATATGGGCCATGCAGTATGTCGGTCCTCCTTATGTCTATCAGTTCAACGAGCTTGGCACTGGCTGCGGCCTGATTGGTCGTAAGGCTGCTGGTTCGGTAAACGGCATTGTCTATTGGATGGGGCAGAGCCAGTTTTACAGGCTTGCTGGCAGCGGTGTTGAACCCATTCGTTGCCCCGTTTGGGATGTTGTTTTTCAGGATCTGGATACGACAAATCTTGACCGCATCAGAGTCGCGCCCAACTCTCGCTTTGGCGAAATCACTTGGCATTTCCCCACCATCAGCAATGGCGGTGAAAACTATGGCTACGTCAAATACAACTTTGTTTTGGACCAGTGGGATTACGGGTTCAACTCTGCGTCTAATCCCTATGTGGCGCGGTCTGCGTGGATCAACGAGTCGGTTTTGGGTGCGCCAATTGGCGCAGGCTTAAACCAGTATCTCTACCAGCACGAGACATCGACTGACGCAGACGGCGTGGCGATGGACAGCTACTTCCAGACCGGATACTTCGTTCTAAACGAAGCCGATGTGAAGATGTTTATTGATCAGGTCTGGCCTGACATGAAGTGGGGCTATTATGGTGGAACGCAGGGCGCTAACGTCCTTCTGACTTTTTATGTGACAGACTATGCCGGGCAAACACCAACGGCATATGGTCCGTACACGTTGACGCAGGCTACAACCTACATCACTCCCCGTTTCCGTGGCCGCTTGGTCGCCATACGGATTGAGAGCAATGACATTGGCTCCTTCTGGCGTCTCGGGAATATCCGCTACCGCATCCAAGCCGATGGGAAATACTGATGCCCGCATCGCTCGATGACATCCTTACAACGCAAAAAAACGGCGTCGTTGCGATCAATGGCCTGAACCAGAACATTGGGTTTATTGGGGCTGTCTACCGTGGCAATCCGCAGCCCAGCGGAGCTGCGGGCACGTCTATTGGGACCATTTACACGGTCCCTGCAAATCAACAGTTCACGTTGACAGACATTGAGATCTGCAACGCATCCGCCGCAGCCACTACGTTCAGCATCTATCTGGTGGCGTCTGGCGGCACTGCGGGGACCAGCAACGCGCTATTCTATAGCGCTCCCATCAACGGGAATACGACTGTGCAGTGGACGGGGAGCACTGCGTTGTCGGCTGGCAGCACGGTTCAGGTCTTGGCTGGCGCGGCTACAGTGTCCATGAAAATTTCAGGGGGAGCGACCTAATGGCTATTACGGTCTACCCGCCCTATGGCTCTCAAACAAACCCTCAATATGTGACCTTTGACGGTACGAACGTCGATGCTTTCGGGCGTCTGCGGGTGTCTAATCCGTTCACGCTCTTTGACAGCCAGAGCCGTTTTGCCGCCGACAAGCACTTCAGCTACGTGACCGCTACTGGCGGCACGACCAGCTACAATACCAATCAATCATCCGTGAACCTCAATGTCACAACAACCTCTGGCTCAACGGCTGTTGCCCAGACATTTCGGGTGTTTCCGTATCAGCCCGGTAAAAGCTTGCTTACACTACAGACGTTCACTATGGCGTCTGCCGCTACAAATTTGCGCCAGCGAGTTGGGTATTTTAGCGCCCAAAATGGCGTGTATCTTGAGCAAGGGCCAAATGGCGTCACGTTTGTGATCCGCACCTATACCAGCGGGACCGTGAGCGATGCCCGGTATGTGGCGCAGGCCAATTGGAACGGCGACAAGCTCAACGGCACTGGCGCGTCTGGCATCACGCTTGATCTGACCAAAACGCAGATCCTTTGGTTCGATATTGAGTGGCTGGGTGTTGGCAACGTTCGTTGCGGGTTCATCATCAACGGCCAGTATGTTGTTTGCCACACGTTCCAAAATGCAAACGAATCAACATCGACTAAAGTCTATATGCAGACTGCTACGTTGCCTTTGCGGTATGAAATAGCCACTACCGGCACCACTGCGGCTACTGCCGCTCTTCAAATGATTTGCGCCACCGTCATCTCTGAGGGTGGCTACGAGCAAGTGTCCGCGCCCTACATCGCGAGAGCGACCGGAAACGGCGTAGCGATAGCTAATAATACGGGGCTCGCGTTCACCCCTGTGGTGTCAATTAGGGTCAATTCCAGCTATTATGGGGCCGTGATAGTTCCGTCTATCGTGAACTTTGCTGCAACATATTCTGGAACTTACGAGATTGTTTTGGTGCGAAACCCGACACTGACGGGAGCAACATGGGCCGCCGGAACGATCAGCGATGGTATTGTCGATGTGGACACTGCTGCAACAGCCATGACAGCAACCGCTGATGGTATTGTTCAAACAGACTACATAGTGTCTACCAATCAGGGGTCTGTGCCAATCATCGCTCCCTTTGGTTACAACTTTGACTTGCAGCTTGGCTACGTAGCGTCCTTAACTGGCAACGGTTTTGCCAGCAGCGATGTTATAACTCTCGGGGCTCGCGGTTTGAATATTTCGGGTTCCAATGGTGCTGGTATCGGCTCAATCGCCTTCTACAACCTGTCGGTGTGATCATGCCATTGAAAAAAGGCTCCTCGCAGAAAACTGTCAGCTCCAACATCAGCGAGCTGGTCAGCTCCGGTCGCCCGCAGAAGCAGGCCGTCGCCATCGCCCTCAACACCGCCCGTCACGCCCGCGCGACTGGTGGCCCGTTGAAAATGCCCAAGCCTCCCAAGCCAGAGGCGTCAACCGTTCACCTCGGGCCAATTCACAGCCCCGT